CTCGATTGACAGCCTCGTCCGCGACGTTCTCGCTGGCGGGAACAACGTCGTCTACGGCGGCGGCGGATCCTCCACCCCGACCTCGCGCACCACGGTTGCCGTCGAGGACGAGATTGAGGCGAACGATGTCCGCAAGGTCACCGCTCAGCTTCGTGGCGCGAACGTCCCCACCTTCAACGGCCTGTACATGGGCTTCATCCACCCTGACGTGTCCTACGACCTCCGGTCGGAGACGGGCGCCGCGGCGTGGCGTGACCCGCACGTGTACGTCGACACCGACATGATCTACAACGGTGAGATCGGCGCCTTCGAAGGTGTCCGATTCATCGAGACGCCCCGCGCCAAGGTGTTCGAGGACGCCTCGGACGGCTCCGGATCGGCCGGTAACATCGACGTGTACTGCACGCACATCATGGGCCGTCAGGCTCTCGCCAAGGCCCACTCCATCGTTGACGGCAACGGCCCCGTGCCGAAGATCGTCCGCGGTCCCATCGTGGACACGTTGGAGCGCTTCCAGCCGGTCGGCTGGTACTGGCTAGGCGGATACGGGCGCTTCAGGGAGGCGTCGCTCCGTCGCATCGAGAGCTCGTCCTCGATCGGCGCCAACAGCTGACCTCAGCTCCCCTAGCATTAGCCCCCGGTTTCGGCCGGGGGCTTTTGCCGTTCTAGGTAGGCGATTGCGGCTCTGATCGTGTCAGGGTCGTCATTGAATTTGCCGATGGCGGTGTTGCAAGCGGAGCAAAGTAGACCTCGGATGTGTCCGGTTTCGTGGCAATGGTCTACAGCGAGGTCTAGAACCGTCCCGTATCGTGGATCAGTTTGGCGTTCTGGTTTCCCGCAGATGGCGCACAGGTATTCCTGTGACTCGGCAAGAGCCTCGTAGCCCTCAACTGTCATACCGTATCGCTTCCGCAATGAATAGGAGCGGTACGATTTTGCCTTGCGACGTTTGGCGTTGCGCTCTGGATTGCCGGTTTCTTTTTCTCGGTGGTATCGGGCCAAGTTGTATTCACGCCGACAATCTCCGCAATCGCTGGTTCGGCCATCTTTGTTGCGAGATGCCCGATAGAACTGGTCGAGCGGTTTCTGTTCCCCACACTTGCTACACTGCTTCACGTCAACTCCTTGCGTTGGCCGGCCCCCAGACGTTGTGAGCGTTGTGGGGGCGTTTACGTTGTGGGGGTGAGTGTAGCGTGCTGGTGTATAATGCGTGTACCAGTTCGCCTACCCTGAGGTGTTTTCGATGAGTATTTCTAACTATCTGGAAGATCAGCTTCTGGACACGTTGCGGAACGGGTCGTTTGCTGTGGCGAACGTCTATTTGCAGTTGCATACGGGTGATCCTGGTGAGGATGGTACGTCGAATGCGGCGTCGGAGACTTCTCGTCAGGCTGCGACGTTTGCTGCGGCGTCGGGTGGTTCGATGGCGACTTCGGCTACTGTCGAGTGGACGAGTGTTGCGGCGACTGAGACGTATTCGCATTGGTCGTTGTGGGATGCGGCGTCGGCCGGCAATTGTTTGTGGTCTGGTGCTTTGTCGGCGTCGGCTGCTGTGGTTGCGGGTGACACGTTCCAGATCACTTCGTTGACGCTAACCTTGGAGTAGTGAGTCTGGTCATCTATAATGTGTGCATGGCACGCAAGTTGACTGACCAGCAAGAATCAGAGTTGGCGGAGATGTACGCCTCTGGTGATTATTCTGTTTCCGAGATTATGCGAAAGTTTGATGTGGCGAGGGTGACCGCGCATCGAATTGCATCTCGACACGGTGTTGTTCGCTCTGTCGGTAGGCAGCGGTTGAAGTTTTCCGATGAGCAGATTTTGGACATGGTGGAACGCGCTAAGTCTGGCGAGTCTCATTCTTCTATTGGCCGCGTGTATGGCACTTCGCAATGCAAGATTTCACGTTTGTTGGCAGGTGAAGGAGTTGTGAGCAGCCGGGGCCGCAAACGTCGGGGTTCTGATCATGGGGCGTGGAAAGGCGGTCGTGTGTTATCGGGCGAAGGTTATGTCGCTGTTTGGGTTTCTGATGATGACCAGATGGCTGTGATGCGTAATTCAATGGGTTATGTGTTGGAGCATCGGTTGGTGATGGCTCGAAGCTTGGGGCGTCCGTTGGGTAGGGATGAGAATGTTCATCATGTGAATGGGGTGCGTGACGATAATCGGTTGGAGAATTTGGAGTTGTGGGTTCGGCCGCAGCCGTCGGGTGTGAGGGCTGGTGAGGCGGCTCATTGTGCGACGTGTTCGTGTAGAATGGAGAGCTGATGGCTACTAATTTTCCTACGTCGCTTGATTCGTTGACGAATCCGACTTCTTCGGATTCGTTGAATTCGCCTTCTCATTCGGCTCAGCATGCGAATGTGAATGATGCAATCGAAGCATTGCAGGCGAAGGTGGGTGCGGATTCTAGTGCGGTTGCTACGTCGTTGGATTATAAGGTTGCCCAGTTGGAGGCTTCTAACGGTGTCTACTTCGACAAGGCTAACCGCGCTTCAACTTTGACTCTTACTTCGACCGGATCATCCGTAATGGATAGCGGCCTAAACGTCACAGTCAGCGCAGCCGCAGGTGATGTTATCTCGTACACCTTTGATACTTACGTTCTGAGCGGGTCAAACATCGCTCACTTTATGCCTTACACGCTTGACGGTGTAGGTGCGTTAGTGAATCCGATTGCGGTGCAAGGTGTCGGATTCTTCCCCGCGTTGTGGCAGACTTCGGAACAGGCTTCGAAATCGTTCACGTTCCTTTACGAACTGGTCGCCGGTGACATCGTGTCCGATCAGGTAACGGTAGGACTAGCCGTAAAGACCGGAGGAGCCAGCAGAACCGTCATTGATGGCAACGTAGGTTGCCGCGTCTACCTAACCAACCTCGGACCGGAGGTGTCGTGATGACGATGCAACGCCAAATCCGCAACGACTTGCTTGCCATGTCCGACTGGACACAACTGCCAGACAACCCGCTGACTGACGCCAAGCGAGCCGAATGGGCGATCTACCGTCAGGCGTTGCGTGACCTTGATGTCAATGGTGACGATCCGACCGGCCCCGATTGGCCTACGCCGCCCGTAGGAGGTAACTGATGGCTACCAGTTTCCCGTCAGGATTGGATTCGTTTACGAATCCAACCGCAGTAGACACTCTGGATAGTCCGCCGCATGATGAGCAGCATGCTGATGCTAATGATGCGATTGAGGCGTTGCAGGCGAAGGTTGGTGTTGATGGTTCTGCTGTGACCACCAGTCTGGATTATCAGTTGAATACTGGTTATCGGTATCATTCGACGGTGTATTTCACTTCTAGTGGGACGTTCTCTAAGGCTTCGTATCCGTGGCTGAGGGCGATGCGTGTGAAGGTTGTTGGTGGTGGTGGTGCTGGCGGCGGTGTGCCTGCTACTGCGTCAGGTACGATTCGGTCAGGTGGAGGTGGCGGTGCCGGTGGTTACGCCGAAAAATGGGTTACCGATATTGCGGGGTTGTCTGCGTCGGAAACGGTGACGGTTGGTGCTGGCGGTACCGGTGTTTCGGACGGTACAGGTACGACTGGTGGTTCGTCGTCGTTTGATGGTGTGACGGGTGCTGGTGGCACCGGCGGCGAATCGTCTTCGACTATTGGTAGTCGAACTGTGGCGCAGTCTGGCGATGGTGGCATCGGCTCTGGCGGAGATTTCCATATTCAGGGCGGTGGCGGCACTCAAGGCAATATCAATTTTGACAGCACCCAAATGGCAATGACGGGCATCGGTGGTGCCTCCTATTTGAGTACGTCGCCGAGACAGGCTGGAAATGTCTATGGCTCCGGTGCTGGTGCAACAGGTCGTGAATATGGCGGTGGCGGCAACGGCGCAACGTCAGGTGGAAGCGCTAATGCGGCGGCGGCTGGCGCCGCCGGTGCTGCCGGAATCGTTATCGTGGAACTGTACGCCTAAGGAGAAATGATGCGCTACGCACTGATCAACGCCGACGGTTTGGTTGTGAACGTCATCGTTTGGGACGGCCAAACCGAATACACCGCCCCTGACGGGCTGACCGTTGTCGCTGTTCCTGATGGTGTTGGTGCCGGTCCCGGCTGGACCTATGACGGTACCGATTGGATCGCACCGCCACCTGTCGAGGATGAGGACTACTGATGGCTTCTAATTTTCCTTCTTCGCTTGACACGTTTACGAATCCGTCGTCTACGGATGCGATGGATTCTGTGTCGGTGCCTCATGCTACGCAACATTCGGATTTGAATGATGCTGTTGAGGCTTTGCAGGCGAAGGTTGGGGTAGATGGTTCGGCTGTTACGTCGTCGCATGATTATAAGATTGCCCAGTTGGAAAGTGCGGCAAGTCCTAGTTCGGTGTTGGTTCATACGGAAACATTTTCCGCCGTGTCGTCCGTGAGCCTGAATGGCAAGTTCACAAGCGCGTACACCAACTACCGAATTCTTGCCAGATTTCAAAACAGTCTTACTGGGCCACAGGCTCTTCGCGTTCGACTTCGGGCATCGGGAACCGATGAAACTGCGAACTACGACACAATCGGTTTTAGGGCTTTCAACGGAGGAACGCCGGTCGCTGTTGAATCTGCTAACTATAACGCAGATGTAACAAGGTATGCCAATGCGACAAACATTGCTAATGGCTACAACTTCTCTGTCATCGACATTTCTGGGCCAGCCCTTACGGAAACCACCCTGTTCGTTGCCAAACATGTGTTGACGGAAAGCGCAACATCAGCGGTTCTGTGGAACTCAGCATGGTATAACGACAGCACCACTTCTTACGACGGTTTTACGCTTTCGATTGTTTCAGGGACCATTACAGGCTCGCTTTCAATTTATGGGTATACATCATGAGTATTAGACCGCTGGTTCAAGAGGACGGTGTTGTCCGTGAAATGAATGATGTCGAATACGACATTCACCTGCAAGCAGTATCGAACGAGCAGGCACAAGCCGAGGCTGTGGCCGCAAAAGAAGCCGCCCGTGCTTCCGGGGTAGCCAAACTTGAAGCCCTCGGACTCACCGTGGACGAGGTGTCCGCAGTCTTCGGAGTCTAACAATGGCACGGCTGTACGAGTCGTCC